TTGAAATTAATAGTAGCATTTATTATTTGGTTAAAAAACAAAGATAGGAGCTAATATGTTATCTGTAGGAATAGATCTTTCTATGACAAATACTGGTTTAATATGTTTGAAGAATGGTAAGATTAATAAGCAATTGAATATAAAAACAACATTTGAAGGAAGAAATATTTATGATAGAATTAAAAGAATAGAAAAAATAAAAAATGATATAATGAAATTTTTAGATAAATCTGTTGATATAGTTGTTATAGAGGGATATAGTTTTTTATCTAGAAAAGGTCAGGCTTTTTCTTTAGGGGAATTGGGTGGAGTGATAAAATATTTTATAATACAAAATTCTTATAATTTAATTGAAGTTTCTCCTACTCAATTAAAAAAATTTGTTACAGGAAAAGGAAATTGTGAAAAAGATTTGATGTTAAAAGAAGTATATAAATATTGGAAAGCGGATTTTAATGATAATAATCTTGCAGATGCTTTTGGATTAGCAAAAATAGGAGAATATATTTTAAGTATGTTAAATGGTAAAGATGTTAAGATTAATAATATGCGAAAAGAAATAATAAAAAGTTTGATTAAAACTAACGAATTAGATAATAATAAGAATGGAGGAAAATATGAGAAAAATTAATATGAAGAATGAAAATATAAGGCATATATTTTGGGGTAAGTTAGATTCTCAAGAATTTAAAGATTGGTTAGAGCAAATGATCGAAATATATGGTAAAGATACTTCATTGAAGTTTATTATAGAAAAGAATGAGACAAGAATAAAAGATGAAATCGATATAAAAACTTCTGAACAATTAAAACTTAATTTTGAAAAAGATGAATGATTTAAAATTTAAAAATAAGAAATTTAGTAAAGTTAGAGAAGGATTTCCAATATCTATATTAATTAGTGCTAAAGTTTTTTGTCCTTGGTATAAGTGTTGTAAAGGTTTTGTGCAAAGTATATATGAACCTTCTATATGTATTAATTATGAACCTAAAAATATAGATTTTAAAAATGTTTCTTTAAAATGTATAAATTTTAAAAAAAGTAAAGGAGTAATGAATGTTCGAATTAAATGAAGAAGAAATTAAAAATTATGTACCAGAAAAATTATCTAAATTGATAGATAAAAGAGAATTAGCGATTATTGCGACGATAAGAGCGATGAAACAATATCCTGGTTATGGAGAAATAACAATTCAGATACAAAGAGGATTAATTCATAGTATTAAACCTCAGGTGAATCTTATTTTTGAAAAGGACTGGAGTGATAAAAAATATGAATAAAAAATGTTCTAAATGCGGTAAAGAAATGAAATATATTTCATCAAAACAAAAAATATTTGGTGCAACTATTGCTAAATATAAATGCGAATGTGGATATGAAAAAGAAGCTAAAATAGGTTTAATATACGATGAATTTAATAAATTAATGGATAAAGTAGAAAAAAGAATTGATAATTAATATGAAAGAAAATTATTATAAAATATTAAAAGTAAAAAAAAATGCTTCGATATCTGAGATTAGAAAAGCTTATTTAGAATTAGCTAAAAAATATCATCCTGATATCAATAAAAGCGATACCGCAGAAGAAAAGTTTAAAGAAATAGTAGAAGCTTATAAAATTTTGAGTAATAAATTAGAAAGAAGTAAATACGAAAAAAGGATTGAGTTTGATATTAAACTTTATATTAATAGACATATATTTTATGGAATTTATGATATAAATTTATTATATGAAAAACCTGCGATAATAAAACACGGAATAGATAAATGGATAGAAAATATATTTGATTCTGCAATAGTCGAAAATAATAAAAAATTTATTTGGGAATTTTAAGATGAATAAAATTATAAAATATTGGACTGATAAGATAAAAGAATATTTAGGTATAGATTTTAATAAAGTATTATCCGATGAAATTAATTTTCTTATCGAATATAAACGAGATAGAGAATATAATTTATTGAAATTAAAAGCAAGAAAATCGTTATACGAAGAAATAATTAAAAAATTACCTGATAGTGAAAAAGAAGTTTTTTTAGAAGATTTAGAAATGTTCGATGTGGCTATTGATACAATAGAAATAGAATTAGATAAATTAGAAAAAAAGATAAATTTAATGAGGAGTTTATGAATAAATTTAATGTTAAAAAAATATGCTGTAAATGTAATAAAGATGCTGAAATGGAAAAGATTGACGAAAAGACTTATAAATGTAATAAATGTGGAAGAATAATAAGAATAGTTAAAAAAGAAAATAAATGAAAAAATTTCATACATATCTATTTAGACCATTTTATATACATAAGTTAATTAGAGAAGAAGGAATGATGATGTCTAAGGATTGTTATGGTATAATAAATGATTTGTTTAAACAAATTATAAAAAATGCGTGTAATAAAGCTAGATTAAGAAAAAGGAAAACTGTTCGCTCTGAGGATTTTCATGATGAATAAAAATAAATTGACAGGAAAACTGTAATTTATTTTTATTGAAATTATAAATAATTTCTGGCCGAAAAAATCAGAAGAGATTATAAGATAGTTTAAGATTTACCTTATAATCTTTTTTTATTTAAAATTAGGTAGGTAATTATGAATAAATGGATAATATGTTATATATGTAATATTGATTATACAAAAATAAAATATATCGTTAATTCTACAGATGTATTAATACCTATCTATAAAGATTTTAAAATTTTAAGAAATAAAAAAGTAGAAAAAGAAATATTATTATATCCAAATTATATATTTTTAAGAAATATGGAAATATTTAATAGAATAAAAAATAGTTTTTCTAATATTTATTTATTAGTTCATAGTTGTAAAACAATTATTAACAATAAGGAAGTTGAAGTAGTTGTTCCTTATACAATATCTGAAGAAATGATTTTGAAACATATCGAAGAATCTATAAATATACTTAATAGGTTGAGAAATAATATTAAGAGTGATAAAGCTGTTGTTTTAGATGGTCCTTTTATTGGAAGAGAAGGAAAAGTTTTAGAAGTATGTGATAATAAAGTCAAATTAGCATTAAAATTATTTGGTCGTATGATACAAGCTAATTTTAGGATTGAAGATATTAATTTTTTATGAAAATAATATATGTTGATCATAATACATTAAATAGGTTAGCTAGTTATAAGTCTTTTATTGATTATATTAATGAGGAAGAGAATAGCGAGCGAAGCGAATTTATAGAAAAGAATATAGAATTAATAAATAAGATAATAAAAAAACATTTTACAAAAAGGCAAAAAATGATATTTTTAATGTATTATAAATATAATTTGAAACAATCTCACATAGCAAATATTTTAAAAATAACTCAAGCTGGAGTAAATATGTGTTTAAAAAGATGTTTAAATAAAATTCGTAAAATTTTAAAGGAGAATAAAAATGAGTAAACCTAAACGTCCATTAGCGTGCGGGTCTGTGTATGAAATGTTATTGGTAAAACTTTATATGAATGGGTTAAATCCAGATCAAGCGTATAGAGAATTGAAAAATTTAGGATATGATGAAGTAACTGAACAAAAATTAAATTATTATTATGAATATTTTAAAGGAAGATTTAAAGAAAGATATGAAGAAATTTGTAAAATTCATAGAGCTAAAATGGAAAATAAGATTATTGAATTAAAAAAGAAAATTACTAAAGATAGTTCTACTTTAGAACAGATTAATTTTTATATTATGTCTTTGAATACCGAAATAGATATTATTAGATATTATTCTGCAGATTTAGATATTCGTAATAGAGAAGATATTTTAGAAAAATTGATTGCTAGGGTACAATCATTATTAGAATTAAAAAATAAATATTTAGAAAAATTAGATGCTAAATATAATATTAGAAAAATAATAAAAGATGTTGTTAAGATTGCTATTGATAATTTACTTTATGAATCTTTGAGTCCAGAGATAAAAAAACAATTATTGGATAAATTTAGTGAGGAGATGAAAATATATGCAGGATTTTTACAGTGATTTAAATAAGATAATAAAAGATAAAAAAAATGAAATAGATGGTATAAAAAAAGTATCTATATTTAAAGAAGGATTTGAACCTATTGAATTTAAAAATTTTGTTGAAGATAAAGAATTTTGTAATTTTATAAAATTAACGAAAAGGCAATTAGATGCTTGTTATGCAATGTTATATGGATATACTTATGATGATTATGTAAAGAACAAAAATAATATTAATAAGAATATATTTGATAATCCAATTTTCAATTTGGCAGTCTTAGAATGGGGGAAAGGAGGTTTTCGGAAAGGTACTATTATAGAAGATAAAATTACTAAAGAAAGACATACAGTAGAAGAGTGGGAAAGTTTGAAAAAACCAATAAATGTAGAAGCTATTGATTTTCATAAAAGAAAAAAGGTTATTACTACGATTAAACCTATATTTAAAGAAGGTAAAGCAAAAATATACAGAATAAAAACAAAATTAGGTAAAATAATAGAAGTTGATGAGAATCATAAATTGTATACTAAAAATGGTTGGAAAAAAATAAAGGAATTGAAAATAGGAGATAGTATCGCGTATGCCAAAAGAAATGATATGTAAAAATTGTAATTCATTATTTATTAGTGTATATGGAAGAAAATATTGCGATAAATGTAGATTTAAAAAGAATAAAGAACATAATTCTGAAACTATATCTAATAAAATTATAAATAAAACTTTTAATAGGAGTAAGGCAAAATGTGGAAAATATAAATTTAAAAATAATGGTATACAACAATATAATTCTAGTTATGAATTAGTAAGAATGATTGAATTAGATAATAATGGATATATATTTTTTCACGAACCTATAAAAATACCGTATTATATTGATGGAATTAAACATAATTATATTCCAGATTTATTAGTTATAGATAATGAAAATGCTTCAATTTGGATAGAAGAGATTAAAAGTAATTTTACTAAAAATAGTCCTATATTCGAGATAAAATGTAATGCTGCAAAAGAATTTGCAAAAAAGATGAATATAGAATTTCACGTATATAATTATGATATATATAAAATAAATGAAATATTAGAATTTGATGAAATAGAAAGTATAGAAGAGATTGGAGAAGAAGAATTTTATGGATTTTGTTCTCCAATACATAAGAATATGATTTTAAATGATATTTTACATCATAATTCAGGTAAGGATACAATTTGTGCACTTATGACTTTATATTGTTGTTATTTTTTATTATGTTGTAATAATCCTCAGAAGTTATTAGGATTACCCGATAATGAAGCTATAGATATTGTTAATGTTGCATATTCAGGAGAACAGGCAAAATTTGTATTTTTTGAAAAATTAAAACAAAGAGTAATAAATAATTTATGGTTTAAGCAGTATTTTAATATTAAGATAAGTAATTCATATATTAGTGAAAAGGATATTGTCGAATTAAGAAATGAAATAAGAATTGGAACAAACGCTATATTATTTCCAAATTTAATAAGATTATTTAGTAGGCATTCTGAACAAGAGAGTACAGAAGGTTTAAATTTATTAATGTTTACTATGGATGAAGCAGATGCATTTAAAGATAAAACTAAAACGAGAAATGCAGATAAAATATTTAATATGCTTCAAACGTCTGCAGAATCTAGATTTGGAAATAAATATAAAGGTTTTGTTATTAGTTATCCAAGAACAGAGTCAGGATTTATTAAACGATTAATTAAATTAGCAGAGTCGGATTTGCATATATATGCAGATACTGCGTTTACTTGGGAAGTAAAAGAAGAATTATATAAAGATAGACCTACATTTGATTTTGAAGTTATAGTGAAGGATAAGAATAATAATGATGTTAAAAAAATTTATAAGATACCTATAGATTTTAAATCAACCTTTGATCGTAATCCTACAATGGCAAAGTCAATGTATATGTGTATGCCTCCTGGATCTCAATCACCATTTATAGAATATCCAGATAAGTTATATGCTTGTGTTAATGAATTTAGAAAACCTATAGTTGAATTTGAAGATTATATGGAAAATGGTGAGATTAAGAAAAAAATTAAGAAATGGAATATTGGATTAGAAGATTTTACATATATTTTAACTATAGATTTGGGGGAAAAGCACGATAAATGTGGAATGTCTATTTTTCATAGAGAAGGTGCAAGAGCAATACACGATTGTTCTACTGTTTGGAGACCTATTGATAAAGTAACTAAAGTAAGATATATAGTATCGTTTCCTAATATTAGACAAATTATTAAAGAGATATCCAATAGAATAAATATTATAGTATTTTTTGATCATTGGCAGTCTAGTCTTTTTATTCAAGATTTGAGGAACGATGGTATAAAAGCCGATGCATATACGTTAACAGTTAAAGATTATAATAATTTTATGGAATTTATTTATTCTCAAAGAATTGAATTATTAGATATAGAAGAGTTGTTAACAGAAATTAAGCAATTAGAAAGAAAGGAAGATGGTAAGGTAGATCATACAGAAGAAGGAGAAAAAGATTTGACAGATACTGTTGTTGGAGCAATTAAGCAGTTATTTGTAGAGGAACTTAAAGAAAGTAAAGAGGGAGGAGAATTTATAGAAAGTAATATTGAATATCAAGCAGGCGAAATTATAACAGATATGATGTAAATTTATTATAAAAATATAGATATAATTAAAATAGAGGTTTTAAATTATGAAATATTGGTTTATTTCAGATTGTCATTTTGGTCATACTAATATAATTAAATATTGTAATAGACCATTTAAAAGTGTAGAAAAAATGGATGAAGTTTTGATACGTAATTGGAATAGTAAAGTGAAACCTGGCGATATTGTTTATTATTTAGGAGATTTTTGTATGGGAGATCCTGATTATTATTTAAATAAATTAAATGGAGATATTTATTTTATAAGAGGATCTCATGATAAAAAAATTAAGATTTGCGATAAAATTAAAGAGATAGCAGATATTAAAATAATAGATATTCCAAACGTTAATAATATTATAGTGTTATGTCATTATGCAATGAGAACTTGGCCGGGAAGTCATTATAATTCTTGGCAATTATATGGTCATAGTCATGGTAGATTAGAACCTCAAGGGAAGCAAATGGATGTAGGTGTGGATTGTAATAATTTTTCACCAATTTCTTTATCAGAAGTAATTAGAATAATGAATAGTAAACCTAATAATTTTGATTTTGTTGGTAATTTAAAAAAGGAGTAAGATGTTTAAATGGGTATGATAGAAAGATTAGAAAAATTATTTAGAATTTTGTGTCAATTTGATATTAGTGAATTTGATTTTGGTATTTATCGAATTATGAATTATAAAAGAAAGAAGATAGAAGATTTTGTTAAAGGTGAACTTGTTCAGGTAATAGAAGGTGAATTTGAGAAGTATAAATATCAGATTGATGAATTTATGCAAAATCAAATTTTTGATGATCTTTATAGATTTTTTTTAAGATATTATGAAAATGGTAATTTTATTTCAAGAAAGTGTATTATTCCTCATAGTGGTGAAGATGTAAAACTTTATTGGATAAATTCTGATCAGTATTATGTAAATACTAATGAGATTTTTAAAGATTATAGTTTTGATTTGGAAGGATGGAGGATTATATTTAAAACTGTTTTTATAGAAGTGAGAAATATCAATAATAAGAGAAAATATTTTTTCTTAAAGGAAAATGATTTTATCAAGGTTAATAAAGAACAAAAAAGTTGTATTATATATTTTGAGTATAGATATTTGTCTGATGAAGATATTAAGAATTATAAAATAACAGCAGATATAAAGCAAAAAATGCTTAATAATATTATAAAAGATAAAATTGTTGAACAAATTAGCGAAATTGAACTTAAAGAAATTTTTTCGAAAATAAAAGATAATAAAACAATTTTAGAAAAACATCTTTGTAAATATATGCATATTGAAATTAGTGATTTCTTTATTCATAAGGACTTGAAAGGATTTTTAGAAAGAGAACTCGATTATTATATAAAAACAGAGATTGTTGACCTTAATAATTTAGAATCAAAACATATTATTAGAGCAAAGGTTGTTGATGAAATTGCAAAGAGAATTATAAAATTTCTTGCTCAAATTGAAGAATTTCAGAAACTACTATGGGAGAAGAAGAAATTTGTTTTAAAAACCGAATATGTAATTACAATGGATAGGATACCTTTAGAGTTTTATGATGAGATTTTTAAGAATAATCAGCAATTAAAGGAATGGGAGGAGTTAGGGTTTGGCAAAATAAAAGATAAAAATGATATAAAAGGCAGAAAACTACCTATAGATACAAAATATTTCAGTCAGGATTTTAAAGAAAGATTATTAGAAAAATTATCAGAGAAAGGAAATATTGATGAATTATTAGATGGAGTTTTGATTAAAAGCGAAAACTATCAGGCATTAAATTTGATTTTGAATAAGTATAAAGATAAAGTGCAGACTATTTACATTGATCCACCTTATAATACAGGAAATGATGAATTTCTCTATAAGGATAAATACCAGCATTCTTCTTGGCTTACTATGATGGAAAATAGATTGAGTTTGGCAAAGAGATTGATGAGAGACGATGGAGTTATTTTTGTAAGTATTGATGATAATGAAGTCAGTAATCTTTATAATATAATGAGAAGTTTTTATTTTGAAGTTGAAAAATTAAAAATAAAAATGAGAAACCCAGCTAGACAACTAACACAGAAATCTATTTTTCAAAAATCAATAGAGTATTGTTTGGTATTTTCAAAATCAGAAAAAATGTCTATAAAAAAGAAAAAAGTTGATTACGATTTTTCAGAATATAAGTTAAAAATTATAGAAAAAGATAAACCCTTCAAAACTTTTACAATTGGTAAATATAAAATAGAATGTTTCAGACCCGACCAATATGAGATAATTGAATGTAGTGAGATAAATGATTTTTATATTGTTAAACCTATATCAATAAGAGGGAAAATAAAAACTGCTCAATTTACTGAAAAATTTTACGAAGAAAACTTAAGACCATTATTCGAAAAAGAAAAAAATTATAACTATTTATATAAAGTTTATGGCATAGGTGATGATGGTTTTGGTTTCAGATATATAAAAAATCCTGATGAGAGAACAATAAATACTGTCTATTATCAAGGAATTCCTTTAAAGATAAGAAAGGAATTAAATAGTGCCCAAACAGAAATTTCTTATTTTGATTTCTACGATTTTGAGAAGGATATGAATAATGAAAGCAAAATAATAAGGGATATGGAACTTATATCTCTACAATCAATTAAACCGATACACTTTATAAAATTTCTGATCAGTATGATTGAAGAAGATAAAATTTTTATCCTTGACTTCTTCGCGGGTTCAGGCACAACCGCACACGCAGTTATGAAACTCAATAAAGAAGATGGAGGTAAAAGAAAATTTATTCTTGTAGAGATGGCAGATTATTTTGATACTATTATTATTCCAAGAATGAAAAAAATTGCTTATTCTTTTAATTGGAAAGAGGGGAAACCACAGGATATAGATGGAATTGGAGTTTTTTTAAAATATCATTATCTTGAACAATATGAAGATACATTACACAATATTGAATTTGTAAACAAAGACAAAGGGCAGAGTGCATTTGAACTATTTGGAAATGAATATCTAATGAAATATTTTTTAAGGCATAAAATCGAATGTTGTCAATCATTATTAAACATTCAGGATTTTGAAAATCCTTTTGAATATAAAATGAAAATTATTTCAGGTAACAAAGGAGAAGAAATTGTTAATATAGATTTAATCGAAACATTTAATTATCTTTTGGGATTAACTATAAATAAGTATAAGTTTCTTATAGAGGATGGAAGAAAATATGTATTTGTTTTTGGTGAAAAAGAAGATAAAAAAGTTGTTGTTATTTGGCGATGTACGAAGGGTATTAACTTGAAAAAAGACAGAGAAATGATTGAAAAGATAATTTCTGGTTATAATCCTGATGAGATTTTTATTAATGGTAGTAGTTTATAATTAATTATAGGAATATAGAATCAGAGTTTAAAATATTTATGGGAGTATAAATAGGTGGTTTGAAAAAATGTCTGCAAATGTTCGCATTGAAAATAAAATATTAAAAGGTGGAAAATATAAATATGTAATTGGTGTAGATGAAGTTGGATTAGGAGCAATTGCAGGACTTATTTGTGCTTGTGCTGTGATTTTAGATTTAGAATGTGCTAAAAAAATTAAAATAAAATTAAAAAGAAAAGTATTAAAAATAAATGATTCAAAAGTATTTAATAGGCAAGAAAGGGATAAGTTATTAAATGAATTGGTGTTTTGTGTTATTGATTACGGTTTTTATAGCGTTGATGTAGATACTATTAATAAAATTAAGAATATAATGAAATGTGCAAAAATTGCAAGAATAGGAGCTATTAAAAATTTGAATTTAATACAGAAATATAATAAAAGTGATTTTTATGTTATTATCGATGGGAATTTCAAGCATAAAGAATTAGAGTTTGAAAATGAATCTATAGTTAAAGCAGATGCAAAATCTATAACTGTAGCAGCCGCTAGTATAATAGCAAAATGTCTTAGGGATAGATATATGTTGAAAATGGATCAGATATTTCCTGAATTTTCTTGGAAAACAAATGTTGGATATAGGAGTAAATTTCATTTTGAAGCAATAAAAAAGTATGGATATACAGATTTGCATAGAATTTATTTGATTAAAGATTTTATAGAAAAATATGATATAAAAAAATACGAAATTAAATAAATTAAATTTAAAAAATAGGAAAAATGAAAAGATATTTAAGATATTTTCAGTATATATGTAAACATAAATGGTATGTATTTTTAGAATGTATGAAAGTAGGGTTATTTTGGAGAGGATTATTTCATGATATGTCAAAATTTTTGTTAAGTGAATTTATACCTTATGCGAAATATTTTTATAATGAAGATGGAAGTCTAAAACAAATTAGAGATAATACTGGTTATTATAAACCAACTGATACAGGAGACAAAAATTTTGATTTTGCTTGGCATTTGCACTCTAAAAGAAATAGACATCATTGGCAATGGTGGATCCAACCTGATTTTAAAAATAATAAAGTATTAGAAATGAAATACGAAGATGTAATGGAAATGATCTGTGATTGGAAAGGAGCAGGAAAAGCTCAGAAAACTCCTAATGTATTATTATGGTATAAGAAAAATAAAAATAAAATGATTCTGCATCCAAATACAAGAAAATTAGTAGAAAAATATATAAATAAAGTATGAATATAAAATTTTTGTAATATAAATATATGAATAATTTAAAAAATAGCATTATATTAGGCTTTTTTTTGTTTTATATATGTTTAATAGTAGGGGTAATAATTATATTATATTTGTTGATTTATTGTATTAGTTATGTAGGAAATATATGTAAAGTACGTAAAGGGAAACGACTGCTAACGAACTGTTTATTTAGAAAATAGTAGTATAAAATTATCATTATAAGTTTGAGAAAAACGTTGAGAGACGAAAGATTTTTTGAAATAGAACAAATAAGATGTAATAAAAAATATAAAATTGTCTTAGCTATTAATTTCTATAAAAATTTTGTTATAATAATAATGGAAGGGAAAAATGGAAAAAGAAAATAAAGAAGTAGAAAATGGGTGATAAAATGAAAATCAAAAATTTTGGAAAAATAGAAGTAAAAAGAGAGGTAAGGATGAATAAAGATAAAGATATAAATAAATTAAATAAGAATATTTGCAATTTATTAAATAGTTTGATGGCAGAAAAAGTAAAAGTTGCGCTGAAAAATACAAAGAAAAATTGTAATAATTGCAAAAGATTAAATGATTTTTCTCCTTCTTTTTGTTGTGGTTATAGTGATGAAGAACGGAAAGAAATAGGGTATATTTGTAAAAGGTGGACAGATTAAAAAGGGAGGCAATATGGATTGGATAGATTATTATTATTTATTATTAAAGTACGATGGTAATTTAGAAAATGTATCAAAGGAAGAGTTAGAGTGGGCTAGGGAAGGAAATTCGAATAATCCAGTTGATGCATTGAATTTAGCTAAAGAAAAGTATGAATTATATAAGAAAAATAAAAAAGAAGGTAATAGGAATGAGTTATGAAATTGTAAAAAGTATTAAAATAAGAGATGGTAAAGTATGGCTTAAATCAAGTGAAAGTAATATTTATCCGAAAATTTTTACGGAAAAAGAAATATCTTATTTAACTTCAATATTTCAAGAAAAAGGACAAGAAGCATTAGATATAGAGATATTAAAAGAATATGAGTCTGGTAATTTTCAAAATGGTGGTGGGGTAAATAAATATATTAAGGCTCTTATAATTTTATTACATTTACCTGAATATCGAAAGTTTAATTGGAGGATTAATTTTAGTGAAGCTGAAAAGAATAAGCAAGAAAAACAAGATGAATTTATAGAATTGTTAAAAAAAGCTTTAAAAAGTGAATTTCCTAAGGATAAATTTGTTTTATGTAAATTATATGAAGGTACTAAAGTATATTGTAAAAAGATTACAAGTCGTGCAATATATTGGACTTATGATAAAATTGAAGCTAAGATTTGGAATTATAGAGAAGATGTAGAAGATATAAAAAATCGTTGTGTATTAGGTAAGAGTTTTCAAATAGAAAATTTAGCAGTAGTTAAAGATATAAAAGAAAATGCAAAATAGATAACTATTAATTTCTGAAGAGATTTTGTTATAATAATAATGGAAGGGAAAAATGGAAAAAGAAAATAAAAAAAATAAAAAAGAAGGCGATAATATGAAAATAAAACAAGTAATAAAATATAAAGATGGGAATGAAAGATGTAAATGCGGTGGAGAAATAATGTATGATGGTAAAGTAAAATATGAAATACCTGTTGGCTTTGGAGATTTATCTCAAGTTAGCAATAAAAATGGTTTTGGAATTAGTAAAATAAAATATATTGGTTGGTTAGGTAATTGTTTAGATTGTAGAGAAAGAATTCTTGCATATAAAACGAAGAAAGTAGTTCATTATAAAGTATAAGGAGGTGGTTAATTATGAAAAAATTAGTTTTAGAAGTAAATAATAATATAGACGATAAAACTTCAGTTACAAAATTAGGTAATAAGATTTGTTTGTCGACTCCTCCGATTGATCAAGATTATTGGAAGTATAGGGTTAAGCTTTTTAAAGATTAAGCAATAATTGGTTTCCCTAAATTTTTTACAATAGGGATTGGATTTGCAATAGAAGATAATTGGAATACTAATTTGCCATACGAATGCGATGCAGAACAAATTTATGAGCATATTAAATGTAATAAAAAATATAAGGAGATAACTAAAGAGCAATGTATTGAGGCAATAAAGATGATTCAAGAAGCAGTTAGAAAGGAAGAAAGTAAATTAAATATGAATTAAAAAAATGGAGATGATAATATGAAGTATTTTACATTTCAAATATGTAAAGAAACGATTGGGTTTTTGAAAGGGTTTCTTGTATTTGGTATTATATATATTCGTAGAGGTAAAGGGTTTAATTTAAAGATAATTGAATGGTCTACTGTATTTAGAATGTTTAATTTATATAGTATGTATAGGTTTAAAGAGAAGAACGAAAAGATATCTAGATTAGCTATAACATTATTTGGTTTTAGGATAATAGATTATATAAAAAGAGAGGAATAAATGATATTAGATGCTGATAAAATAGATAGATGTAGTTTTTGTAATAGAGAATTTCCTTTATATAAATTAGTAGTATTTTTTAATATCGATGTTAATTTTTGTGACGAATGTAAGGTTAAATATAGTTTAGATTTTAATGAATATCATATAAAAGAGAAATACGAGCAGATCGTGTTAAAAAAAGCTGATGGTTTAGAATATAATAATAATAGGGATAACGATTCAGAAACGAAGCAGATATAACTGCTTTGGTTGTAAAAAATGTATTTAAAGGAGAAATATGAATAAAGTTAAATGTCCTAATTGTAATAGTGATAGATTGTATTTAATTGAAAAGAAACAAATAGATTTATATGAGGAATATTTTATATATTGTTGTAAAGATTGTGATATAAAATATACTAAGGCAGTAAATATAAATAATAAAGTAAAAGGATATTTAGATGAATAAGATTGTAGTATTTACTTTAGATCAGTCTCAACAAGGATTAATTAATAAATATTGTTTTGATAAATGTGGTAAAATAATTGTTGATAATCCGATTTTTAAAGAATTTGGGATAACATTTTCTTGTAATGAATTTGATTGTAAATATTCTTTATGTGAAGCAGAGATTGGGGAGTTTTATATAGATGAAAATACTATTGCAGTAATTTGTATTAGAAAATTAAAGGAGGAATAGATGGAATTTAAAAAGGTAAAAAGAAAGAGAAAAAGGAAGCAAGATTTAGAAGCTGAAAGATTTATTCAAATTGTTAAGATATTGGTATTATTTATAATTATATTAATTTTATTAGTTTTTTTTATGTAAAATTAAAGGGAAAGAATTTGATATTTTATTAAAGTTATATGAAATAAAATAGATGAAGTAAAGATTAAGCATAAAAATGATATTATTGCTAAGAAATTATAGTAATAAAAAAGTAATGAAAAAATAAAAATAGGTAATGAAAGAATTTAAAAAAAGGAGGGTTAAAATGAATGTTAAAGTAAATACAAAATTGATAGAAAAATATTTAAAGGAATTGGAGTTAACAAAGAAAAAACAAAAAGATAAGGATATAATAAAAATGCTTTTAGAGAAAGGATTGTCAAGAAGAGAAATTTATTATTGTTTTCCGCCAAGTAAGAGTATTAATTCTATAAATAGTTCTATCGCTCAAGCTAAGGCGGAAATAGAGAGGGAGAATTTTTATAAAAAGAATAAACATTTATATATGGAAAGAAAAAATAAATAGAGTTATTAAAGGATATTTTAAAATGATATATAATGATTTAGATTTGAAAAATTGGAGAAAATACAAGAATGATATAACTACAGATGCTATATGGATATCTAATAGTTCTGATAAGTGGAAAATACCTAAAAGAGATATATTTAATGATATAAAAAGCAAAGAATTTCATGGAATTTTTATTCCTGAAATAGTATACCAGATGGTGTTAAGGTATACAAAAAAGGGCGAAACTGTTTGGGATTGTTTTGCAGGAAGTGGAACAACTATTGATGTTTGTAAAAAATTAAATAGAAAAGTGATTGCTAACGATATTTATTCAAAAAGAAATGATATTATTATAGCCGATTCAAGAAGTTTTGATCCAAAACAAAATGTTCAATTAGTTTTTATGCACCCGCCGTATTTTAATATAATAAAATTTACAGATAAAAAGGAAGATTTAAGTAATATTTCAGAATTGCAAGAATTTTTAATAGAGTTTGAGAAAGTTGTAGCAAATGTTACTAATTATTTAGATAATGAAAGATTTTTAATATTAGTTTGTGGTCATATTTATTATAAAAATGAACATATACCTTTAGGTTTTCATTGTATGGAAATTATAAGAAAATATGGTTATAAATGTAAAGGTATAATAACTAAGGATTATGGAGAAACAAAAGAAGGACATAAAAATGAAAGTAATTTGCAGTATTATAGAATGCTTAAAAATGGGTTGTGGAAATTTCCGGGAGATAATATATTTATAATGAAAAAAGGAAATTAGAATGAATGTTAAAATAAATAAAAATTTAATTAAGAAATATTTGGATGAAGTAGCAAATAAAAAACAAAATGATAAAGAAGTAATAAAAATGCTTTTAAAGAAAGGGTTAACTAGAAGAGAGATTTATTATTGTTTTCCACCAAATAAGAGTGTTAGTTCAATAAATTCTGCGATTGCATTTGCAAAGGCTGAGATAGAAAGAGAGCAATTTTATAGAAAGAACAAATGTTTGTATAAGGGAGGGAAATAAATGGATAAGATGGATAATCGTCAGAAAATACGATATTATCAAAGAATTATAAATAGGTTACGATCTGAGGAAGAAAAAATTGGATTTTTGGATATTGAATCTAGTAATATTCATGCTGATTTTGGCATTGTTTATACGTATTGTATATTACCTTTAGATAATGATAAGATTATTAAAAGGCATGTAACAGTAGAAGATTTGACTAAAGGTTATCAGGATAAGAGGTTATTGCAACAATTTGTTAAGGATATTAAAAAGTTTGATAGAATTATAGTTCAATATGGAAGTGATGGGAAGTTTGATATACCATTTTTAAGAACTAGATGTGTAAAATGGGGAATACATTTTCCTGAGTATGGATTTCACTATATTACAGATACTTATAATATTCTTAAAGCAAAGTTTAGACTTCATAGTAATAGGTTGGAGGCAGCTTGTAAACTATTTAATATACCCGCTAAAAAGCATAAGTTAGATCCTACGATTTGGAGTGAGATGATTAGTTGTAATAAAAGTAGAATTAAAAAAGCGATAAAATATATTTTGCAACATAATGTTGAAGATGTTTATTCATTAAGAGCGTTGTATAAGAAAATATGGAAATATGCAAGGAATCCAAAAAGAAGTATATGAGGAGGTATTTATGAAAGATTGTATTGGAATAAATAAAAGTGGAAAGGTGATAGATTGTAAATCATTTGTTAATTTAGGAGAATTATCTCCTGATGCTACTCCTTTTTATTGTATAAAATATGGTAAATTTCTAAGAAATGGAAGATTAAAAGAGTGCAAGAAAATAGAGAGAAAATGGAATAAAAAATTTGTTAAGTTTATAGAGGGAGGCAAGTATGAGCGAATATACCCATCATTATAAAGAATATACCCATCATTATAAAGCAGGTTGTGGACTTAAACTTATTATTATAGATAGTAAAGAAGGATTATTTATAAAAGTTGGGAAGTCGGGAGAGTGTAATAGTATAATGTGGGAAGTTATATCAAAGTTATTAAATGAGATAGATAGAGAAAAAGCGATAAAGATAATGGAGCATTATATTTGTGAAAAAGCGATACCGGGAAATAGAAGTTGTTTTGATAGTATTGCAAAGTTTTTAAAAAAGCGAGGCGAAAAATGAAAACATTAGAAATACTTGAATTTGAACGCTTAAAAAGATTAAATTGGTTAGATAACTACCGAAGCGAAGAAAAACAATCTTATGTTTGGAAATTTTATCAGATAGTTAAGGAAGAATTAAAAGACATACAATTGGCAATTGAAATTTTAAAAAGGGAGAGTGAAAAAATGAATATAAAAGAAAAAGAAATTATTATTAAAATACAAACTAACAAAATGCCTATATGGATGAGTGGAAAAGTAGATGATATCGAATTAGAAAATTTGATAAAAGTTTTAAAAACTATGCAGAGTAATAGAATAGAGCAAAAAAACCAAAGGATAAAAATAAAAGAAGACGAGGAAGGAAAAGGTAAGAAAATAAAGGTAAAGGAGGGATGGCAATGAGTGGAGGAAGTTTTAATTATGAATGTTTTAAAATCAGAAATTTATTGTGGTCGCATAGATGCAAAATATAAAGAACTTGATGAACTTATAAATGATTTGTCGAATGTGTTACACGATTTGGAATGGTGGAAAAGTGGTGATATAACAGAAGAGAGTTTTGAAAAATCCTGGAATGCATTCAAAGAAAAGTGGTTTGGTAAAGATTATGTCTTTGGTTACAATAAAGCAATAGACGACGTTAGGAAGAATATAGAAAAAGTATTACCATTTAAGATGAAGAAAGGGAAATAGAAATAAATTGTGGTGGTTATTATATTGTTATGCCATTACGGAAAATTATTTAAGTTGATGCAAATGTCTTTAGAAAGAGAAGAGAGGTGATAAAGATGAAAAAGAAAATACAAATAGAACCGATGGTTTTAATAGGAAAAATTGATAATGGTTGGATAGTTCAATATCAAACAGACTATGGTCTTTGTCAAGAAGCAGTTGTTTTAAATGATAATACTCAACCTGGGGATAAAGATTGGGCTGAGAAATTGAGAACTTTATTATATTTAGTTAGAGAAGGTTTATGTGAATATTATAGTAAGCATCACGAATATGAAGTATCTATAGACGTGTATAAAGATGGAAAAATTGTAGAATTAGATGTGATTAAAATGTATAAAAATGGAGGCATAAAATAAAAAACTTAACTAGTAAGAAATATTTAGATTTTATAAATAGTTGTGCGATGAATATTATGTATTGTAAAAAATGTGGAAGATTTATAAAAACTATTAGTACACCTAATTTTTATAGTTGTATAGAAAGTATTTGTAGAAATTGTTTGCAAAAAGCTTATTTAAGATTAAAAAGTTATGATAAAAAAGAAGCTAAGAAATTTTTTGATAAATTTTTAAAATAGTGAGGTGATGAAAAATGAAAATATATTGTGCTCATCCAATATGTGGATTACAAGCAGAAGAAATAATAAAATATTATGATGAAGTTGTTGAAAGATTAAGTGATTTTGGTTATGAAGTTTTTCATCCAATAGTAGAAAAAGGTTATATGAGAAATGAAGTGAAATTTAAAGCTGAAGGTTTTGGCGATCCAGTATCGACAAATCACGCTATTTCAGAACGCGATAAATGGATGGTTATGAATTGCGATATTCTTTTTTTAAATTTATTAGGAACTAAAACAATTTCTATAGGATGTGTAATGGAATTGGCTTGGGCGCAGATTTTAAATAAGCATACAATTGTTGTAATGGAGAAAGATAATATACATAGACACGCATTTGTGTTAGAAGCAGCAGATGTTGTATTTGAAGATTATGATGATGCAATAGAATATTTAGGAAAGTTAATAAAAAGGAAAATATAAGAATGGTAGTTTAATAATAAGGAAGGTGAAAAAATGAAAACAGATAAAATTGTAAGAGTGGTAGATGAAATAGATAGATGTAGAGAGGAACAAATAGAAGTGTTAAATAGAATATGTGATAACATTTATAAACTAATAGATGATTTATTAGCATTATCAAAATTGATAAGAGAAGAGATATTAGAAAAAAATAAAAAGGAGGATAAAAAATGTTAATTCGTAAATGTAGTAAATGTAATAAATTTTTAGGATTAAAATTATATGTAAAGGAAGGATTAGGGGGTTTAATTAGGAATATATTAGATTGGAAAATAACAGCAGGATTGTGTGAAAAATGTTTAAAAAAATATAAAAGAATAAAGATAAGATAAAGAGGTGATAGGAATGAATAAAATGTTTATAACTTTAATCATTATAATTATAGTTATATTTATTATATTTTTAGAAATGATAAATAGTAGATATAAACATTAGGGAGGAAATATATATGAAAAAAATGAAAAAGGTTGTTAAGCAGAATAAGTCGAAAAAGAAGGATAATAATTTTGATAAACCGATAAGTCAAAAAGAAGTGCAAGATGTAAAAAAAATAATTTATTATTTAACGATGTTTTGTTTGTTTAGTTCTAATACTAATATAAATTTTAGGATTTCTGAATTTATAGAATTTTTTGAATATATTATCGAGGAATTAAAATCTTTAATGGTAAAAAGTTCAAATCAGGCGAAATTTATTGAATATTTTAAAATTTGTTCAGATAAATTAAAAGATTTATATAAGGAGAATTGATAGATTTATGACCTATATTAATAAATTAATAAAATTATTTTTGGTATTGCAGATTATATTATTTTTACGATTTTTATTGATTAAAATGACGCAGATCGGTTATATTCTAGCTTATATATATGAGGGGTATTGTAATGACAAAACCTTTGTTTTTATATTCTGATTTTGATTTTATTTATAGTAATATTCCTGAAAAACGCTTAGAATTGATGAAACGTCATTTTGTAAAGTGTTTAGATGCAATGATAGATTGGGAAAGAAAAACAGCGATTTCTCAGGGAATTAAACCTTTATTTACAGATGAAAGAAGAAAAGAAGTTTTAGGATATGTTGAAAAGATTAAGGATTTTTATCAATTAGAAGCTTTGAAAAAGATAATATTCGATGAGAATTTGTTACCTGATTCATTTGAAGATATAGAAAAAGGAGCAGAATTTTTAAGACTTCGTAGAGATGAAATAATTTAATTAAAAAGAAGAAAAGATATAGATTGGATAAAAAATTGTAAATATTTGGGATATTAAACTAAAAGTAAAAATAACTAATAGTAATTAAAAAATTATAGAAAATAGACGAAGCAAGGAGGAATAGATGTGGTTAACTAAAGCATTTGAAGGTTTAAAGAAAATTGAACTTCAAAAACAATCTCAAGAAAAGGTTAAACCTAAATATCGAGAGTTATTAAAAAAACCTCCCAAAATAGAATATCCTTCTAATATACCTGTAATTACAGATACTGCTAAAATGTTATTAGATAAGATTAGAAAAGGAATGGATAATATAAAAAAGATAGAGATGGCAGCAGAAGAATTAAAAAGAGTTGAGTTGGAAAAAGCAGGGTATAAAGCTGAGCAAGAAGCAGTAGATAAAGCAGTAGAGGAATTATTTAATTATCTTAAGTCAGTAGAACCTCATGCGATGTTAGTAGAAGATAAGATATTAACTATTTTAGATTTAGTTGAGCAAGTACCTATTAAATATACTACTGGGGAAAAGTTAAAAAAATTGTTAGAGAGATATGGTAAGGAGGCGGAGGAATTTTTGCGTAGGAGCGAAGCTCAATTAGGAAAAAAAGAAGAAATGGTGAAAGAGCTTTTGTTAATAGAAGCACCAAAACATATAAAGGAATCAAAATATAAATTAATTACTGCTTCGTTAATAGATAAAATTAAATCTGTATTTAAAGGGATAGTTGATTGGCTTAAGGGATTACCAAGAATGTTTGTGCGTTTTGAAGAAGAATTGAATGAAATTATTCAAGAAATATCTGAGCAAAAAGTAGAAGCAAATTTAAGGAGGTATAAAAATATGTATTGGTTAAAATCTTCGTTAAATAGAAAAGCACGGGAAGAATTAATTAATGATGAAAATGTAACAGGAGATAAGTCTAATATATGGGGAGATGCTAAGGGTATATATGGAGATGCTTCAAATATAAAAGGAGATGTTTCATATCTAAGAGGAGATGTATCTAATATAAAAGGTGATGTTTCACAAATAGAAAATCGTATTCCGTCTATAAGAGGAGATGTTTCTGATATAGAAGGAGATGTATCTAATATAAAAGGATATGTATCTAATATAAAAGGAAATGTTTCTAATATAACTGGAGATGTTTCTGATATAGAAGGAGATGTATCTAATATAGAAGGATATGTATCTAATATAAAAGGTTTTGTTTCTAATATAGACGGAGATGTATCAAATATAGAAGGAGATGTATCAAATATAGAAGGTTATGTTTCTAATATAGAAGGAGATGTTTCTAATATAGACGGAGATGTTTCAAATATACGAGGCGATGTTACAGGTGTAGAAGGAGATGTAACTGGTTTAGAAGGTGATATTGAAGATTTATTAAAAAAATATCCTGATAGGTTAAAAAGAATAGCAAGCTTAAAATCTTCATTAAGAATAAAATCACAAGAAAGAAGATTGATGCATGATGGAGGAGTAAGAGGAGATAAATCTAAAATATGGGGTGATGCTAAGAATATATATGGTGATGTTTCAAATATTGAAGGAGATGTATCAAATATAAGAGGAAAGGTTTCGCATATAAGGGGATATGTATCTGATATAGAAGGAGATGTAACTTATATAACAGGAGATGTTTCTAATATATATGGAGATGTTTCTAGAATAATGGGAGATGTTTCTAATATAGAAGGTAATGTATCTAATATAAGAGGAGATGTTTCTAATATATATGGAAAAAATATTTATAAAATAATGGGAAATGTTTCTAATATAAGAGGAAATATTTCTAATATAGAAGGTAATGTTTCTCGTTTAAGAGGAGATGTTTCAAATATACGAGGCGATGTTACAGGTGTAGAAGGAGATGTAACTGGTTTAGAAGGTGATATTGAAGATTTATTAAAAAAATATCCTGATAGGTTAAAAAGGATTTAAAATAGGTATAAATTTAAAAAAGGAGGTATAAAAATATGTATTGGTTAAAATCTTCATTAAGAATAAAATCGCAAAGAAGGAGATTGATTAATGATGAAAATGTAACAGGAGATAAGTCTAATATATGGGGAGATGCTTCGAATATAAAAGGAGATGCATCAAATATAAGTGGAGATGTATCTAAAATAAGGGGAGATGTTTCTTATTTAGAAGGTGATGTATCTAATATAAGAGGAGAAGTAGCTTATATAGAAGGTTCTCCGTTTGATCTATATATAGAAGGTGATGTATCTAATTTAAGAGGTGATGTATCAAATATATATGGAGATGCTTCAAATATAAAGGGAGATGCATCAGATATAGAAGGATATGTATCTAATATAAGGGGCGATGTATCTAATATAAGAGGTGATGTATCTAATATAGAAGGAGATGTATCTAGTATAGAAGGTGATGTATCTAACATAAAAGGTGATGTAACTGATACGTTTGGTGATGTATCTCATTTAAAAGGAGATGTATCTAATATAGTTGGAGAGGTTTCTGGTATACGAGGTGATGTTACAGGTGTAGAAGGTGATGTGACTGGTTTAAGAGGTGATATCGAAGATTTATTAAAAAAATATCCTGATAGGTTAGAAAGGAGATTTTGAAAAATGCAAATATATTGTGAAGAATGTGAAAGTAATAATTTGAAATTGATTTCACATAATACTTCTGTAGATGTAATAAAAGAAACTGCTTATATTTTGAAGATATATAAATGTAACGAATGTGGTAATATACAAATTGCTAGGGAAACAAAAGATAAAGTTTCAATTAATGAGTAGCTATTCAAGAGTTTGGGCCATTTAAGGTCACCTCCTTTCATAGGATATTATTATAAATTCTTGAAATAGCTACTCTTATTATTAATTATATTTTATGGGTATAAATCTTTTTCTTTAGGTAAGGATAGTTTATTTATGCTAAATATTGGTGATCGTATAGAAAAGATTGAGCCATATAGAGAAAAAGAAGAATTAGCAAATCACGGAACTATAATTGATAAATATTTATGTGTATTTGGGAAGATGAATTATTTAGTTAAGTGGGATAATGGGGATAAATATTTAATTTCAGAATATGATGAAGGAAGGACGTTTAAAAAAGGAGAGTAAGTTTATGAAAAAAGATAAATATGCAAATCTTTTTGAATGGGCTTGTGATGAATTTGTAAAAGTTGATCCTAAAACTCAAAAGAGTTATTATGATTTTGATTATGATAAAGTAAGAGAAAAAGGAGAGGAATTGGGGTTAACAGATAAAGAAATCGAATTGATTATTGATCAATTAAAAGAGTTAGATAGGTTTATAAAACAAGGTACTATAAGAATAGCTAGAGAAAAGATAGGTAAGTTATGTAAAGCGTGTGAAAGAAATATGGAAGCAAAGAATATATCGGCATTATTATATACGAAAGATGAATTTAGTAATTTAATAGAGAGAATAGGAAAAGAAAAGGCAATTGAGGTTTTTGGTAAAGAATTGATAAATTTATTTAATAAAGTAAGTAAAAGAAATCCTACTGTAAATGAAGTGTTAGGATTAAATGAACCTTTGTTGGATAATGCTTTTGTTAGATTAATTGATAATGTAGTTTATGTTGGAATAGAATCAGCAACTAAAGCATTGACGCAAAGAGAATTAGATAAAATATCTGATAGAGTTTTTGATTTAAAACCAAAATTATTAGAAAAATATCCAGGAGCTGAATTTGTAGAAATTAAAGTTTATGGAAATTTAAAAAATTTAGGAATTAAAAATTCATTTTTGCAAAAAAAGGCTATAGAATATCCTGAAGGTCAAGAATTTCCTCAAACATATTATGCTAATTTAATAGGTTTTGATAGGAAAATTGAAACTAAGATTATAGTTTATGATGAAGAATGGACAGATGTTGATATATATTATAGACAACCTCTTACTGGACAATGGAATGAGAATATAGATCAGATATTTTCTGGTTGGTCAGAACAAGATCCTGAAGAAGATGAAAAATGGTTTAAATTAAAAGAAGCACATTTAAATGATGATATGTTTTTAGAAAAAGTAGCAGATGAAGTTACAAAAGAAGATGATGAAGTAGATATATATTATGATGAATCTGATTTACCAAGTGATTTTTATGATATATATCAGAAATCATCTTTAATTAATAAAAAAATAGCAAAAAAGGAATTAAATAATGGAATAACGTCTGCGAAAAAGAGGAGAGAATATCTTGGTGCTGAGGTTAGAATGTTGAAAGATAAAATAGTGCATAATAATATTATTTATAAAAATGGAGATAGAGGAATTATTAAAGATATTACCGACGATTTGGGTAAAATAGTTGTTGAATTGGAAAATGGTAGAGTAGTTCAAGTATCAGAAGAGGATATAAAAATATTAAAGAAATCCGATATAGATTATAGAACAAAAATAAGGATCAAATGAAAAAACGACAATCAAACAATAATAATCATAAATCTTTATTAGATAGTATAAAAGAGGAATATTTAAATCAGGGAAAAGATTTGGATAAAACTTTATTAAGTCTTTTTCCTCATTTAAGATCGTATAGTGAAAAGGAATATAAAATGTTTAGAGAATATATAGAAGGTATTCTAAAGGAAGAAAAATGAATTGGCTAAAATCTTCATTAGATAAAAAATCATATATTAGGAAAAAAGATGGAGAATATTGTGTTTATTCAGAAAAAGGTAGAAGTTTTGGTTGTTATCCATCGAGAAAAAAGGCAGAGGAAAGATTGCGTCAAATCGAAATGTTTAAACACATGAAATCAGCATTAAAAGGATGGGTAGGAATAAAAGAATTTGATTATGAAGATCCGAAAACAGGGAAGATATATAAAATAGTTGCCAAAGGATCAGGATATGATATTCCTGCTAGTTGGGTAGATCCTGCTGAGTTTTCTGTAGAAGATGTTGAGGTATTGGAATATTATATAGATGATGAAATAGTTGACGAAAAAGATTTTCCAAAAAATATATTAGATAAGTTAATAAAAGAAGCGTATGAAGAAGTAGATTGGGAAGAAATTTAAAACTGGAGGTAAAATATGTCTTGGTCAAAATCTTTATTAAATAGAAAAGCAGTTATGATAAATACTGATAATACAATTGTGATAAACTGGTTTGATCAAAGATCTTTATCAGAAGTTGTAGGCGAGGAAATAAGTAAAAAAGAATTTGAAGAATTTAAAGAATGGTTAGAAGATAGTGAATTAGCATCTGATGGTTCTGATTTAATAAGAGAATATTATTATGAATGGAAAGGAAGTAGAAAATCTTCACAAAAACAATCATTTTTGCATAAGAAAGCTGGAATAACAGAAGATGATTTATTTGATAGAGGTATTGTTATAGGAAGCAAAGTATTATATTGGCATGGTGAAGAATCTGTTGAAGCAGTTGTAGAGGATATAATAACTGATTATAGAGGTAATGTTAATAAAATTTATTTACATATTAGTAAGAAAGATGCTGATTATTTAGGAATAGATGAAGAGCAAGAGATTGATGTTTCTCCAAAAGATACAATTGGTGATATTATAGGAGATGCTCCATTTCAAATTATGCCTATTAGATAAAAAATCTTCATTAAATAGAAGATAAGATGATGAAGAAAAAACATAATTTTAACAAAAGATAAATAGAAAATTATTAGAAAAAGGAGTAGATATGGATGATTTAAAATTTTTAATAGAAAAGTTAGAAAAAGGAAAAAAAGAGATAGAAAGTATATTAGGAGATTTAAAAGATATAAGCGAAGACGAATTAATTTATTATATAGGAGATGGTATTGCAGATAGAATTGGTGCTCATGTAGAAAATTCTTTTGAATTTGATATAAAAGTATATGGTCTTGAAATTCCTGAAGAAATTTTAAATAAAATAGAATATTATGATGAAGATCCAGTAATATATGAAGCTTCAAGAAGAGTTGAAAGTTTGGGTGAGTATTTACTTATAAAATATGATTGGATAGAAGATTGGTATCAAGAAGGAAGAATGGGTGGTTGGTTTGTAATAAAACCAGATTTTGGATATATAATTGGTGATTTAGATTCTATACAAGGATTTTTATATGAAGTAGAAGAATTTTTAGAATATGCTGATGAAATTAAGGATAGTGAAGTTGATGATGAGGAAAAACGAAGATTTATTGAAGATCTTAAAAAGAATATAAGAGATTTAGATGAAGCTAGAAGAATGGCTAATAAAATAGTTAGATATGTAGAAAAAATTAGACACGATTTAAAAGAAATTCGTAATGAAGTAATTAATATGCTTACACGATATGAATCTGATTTGGAATCTTTAGATTGGTGGAAGAATTATTATTCTCAACTTTTTGAAACAGAAAGGGAATCTTCGTTAAACAAAAAATCTCAATTGAGTAGAGATGAATGGGTAATGATAGATGAAGCTGTTAGTGATGTGGTTATTAATTTTAAGAAAATAACTAAAGTTGATCCTGTAGATACAATTGATCCTGAAGGTGCGTTTTATCTAGATGTTATTTATGAAACAGTTCCTATTATAAAGGAATATGTATTTAAAAAATATCCAGAATTTACTAATGAAATGTGGGAAGAATTTTTATACAAATTAGATGATGAGCTTATGGAAGAGTATGCTGATGAAGCAATTGAGAAAGCTAAAAAGAAATCTTCATTACAAAAAGAATCACGAGAAGAAGAATTAATAAAAGATAAAGCAATAATACAAGAATTTATTGATAGATTCGAACCTGATGTTAAAGTTATTAGTGTTACAAAAAAAGATGGTAAAGTTATGATTTTATTGTCTCATAATATATATTATGAAATTCAAGAAGAATATTTAGATTTAATTAGAAAATATATGGATGAAAAGTATGGTAAAGGAAATTGGGATTTAGATTTTAGAACTATAGCTTCATTACAAAAACAATCTCAAAAAATAGAATCAATTGAAGATCTACAAACAGGTTGGAAAGTCCCTTTAAAAAATGGAAATTATGGATTATATGAAAAAGGAGCTAAATATGATATCTTTGTAGGTCGTCATATTTTTACAGAAATAGGAACAAATAGAATTGTAGATCTAGATGAGATTGATTGGGAAAAAACTAGTGAAGAAGCAGGGACTAAGGTTTTTGATATAGAAACGTTAGAATTAGATGGTGTTGATATAGTTACTTTAAAAAATGGTAAAGAAGCAATGTATTGGCCAGAATATTATTCTCATGAATTAGCGATATGGGATATAGATGCAGGTGAATATGTACCAATTGATATGATAGATTGGGAGAAAATAAGAAGAGATCCAGATTCTATAATTAAAGAAGCTTCATTAAATAAAGAATCAGGTATAATACCAGGAATTCCTGATGGGACAGGGCCTTGGGGAAAAGGCAGAGGTATCGGAAGAGGAATATGGCCTGGTAGAGGTGGAAGACCTTTGTCAGATGAGGAAAGGTTAATTAGGCATAAAATGAGATTTCCAGAAGATAAAGTTGAAACAGTAGAAGATTTACCTCCAAGAGGAACTGGAAGATTTAGAGATTTGTCTTTGAAAAGACAAGAAGAATATATTGGACCAAACGAACGTAAAGAATTAATAAAAATAGTAAAAGAAAAAGGTTGGAAAAGAGAGGATTTGAAAAAAGAAAGGCCAGAATTAGATGAAAAGATTGTAGATGATATTATGAAAGAGGTATATGGAACTATGTACGAGTCAGATAAACCATATAATAAACCAGATGATGTTTCTGTATTATTTGAAAATAGGGATATGGTTCCATCTCAAGTATTTGGACCTTATCCAACTACTAAGCCTGAATCTGTTGGGATTGATATTACGCAAGATTTAAAAATTAATTCTGAAGCTATGTTAATTACAGATCAAGGTAATCTTAAAGTAAAGATTTTAGAGAAAAAAGAAGATGGAAATTATTTAGTAAGAGATTCAAGATTTAATCGTAAATATATTGTATCTAAAGATGAATTGATGAATATAGATAATGAATTAAATTTATTTAAGTAGAAAAAAGGAGGAATAAGAAATGAAAGAAAAAGAATTTGAAAAAAAAGAAATTTTAATTACATCTGAGGAACAAAAGGTTAAGATACAAAAGCAATTAGAAGACATTAAAAAAGAAATAATTGAATTAGTTCAAAGAATAGAAGCAATAACAGCAGAAAGAAAACAAGCAGAAAGTAGGATTAATTATTTAGTTGGTTCTTATGATTCTTTATCTAAATTGATTGGTGTTCCGAATTTATTTGAAGATGGTACAATAAAATTAATATCAAGGTGATAAAAATGGTAGATAAAAAAGAAATAGAAGATAAAAAAACTTTTACGAGATATATAATAAATAAAATTATGGATATAGATAGTAAGAATTTTAAGGAAAAGATTGCAAAAAAAATGGGAATTGATATGAAAGAACTTAATGATAAGTTTATAGATTTTGATACTAGAATAATAAGAGATTTAGATGAATCAGGAGAAATATTTAGTATTTCACATACTTTTGGTTTGATTAAAAAAGATAAAAAATAAAAAAGGAGAGGGATAAAATGAAATTTGAAATGAAAGATAACCAATTTAGTGATCTTTTTATTGATGCTGGAGAAAATGAAGTAGAAGATGCTGATCCAGAAATACAAAAAATAAAAAGGAAGTCCGCAATTCAAGGAGTTAAGGATATTTCAAGGACTTTAAATCATATAGAATATAGTGGATCAGGATTAAAAAATGAGACTATTGAATTAGAAGAAAATATGCGTCAACTTATTGAAGAAGGGAAATATGGTTATAAATACATTGAAGATTGGCTTTTATCTTTAGGTTATCCTTTAGTTTCTATTAGAGAGGTTTTTAAAAGGTTGACAGGAGTTTCTGTTGAAGATTGGATGAATGTAGATAAGGTATTAGATGTTCCTGCAACTATTCCTGGGATTAATTATGGTTGGGGAGTTTCAAAAGATAAGGAATTTGATTATTATTTTATAATGCCGTATAATTTAGGATATTCTATATTTGGACAGAAAGGTGATATAAATAGAGAGGAATGTTTTTATTTTAATAAATTAGAAGAAGCAAGAGAAAAGTTAGATAAAATAACTACAGGAGCAAATTATTGGGATAGGCCAGTGACAATAGATAAGTTAAAAGAATTTCCAAAACAAAATTTGAGTGAACCAAAGCACGAAATTCATTTGACTGCAAGTGATAATGAAAAATTTATAAATTTAGATAATTATATTTATAATCATTATGAAGATTTAAATGGAGAACAGATAGAAAATTTAATATTACAGGCTAAGTTAAATGGTGATATAAATGATAAAGAATATAATGAATTAGTTAAAGCTTATATTGAAATAAAAGCAGGTCCTGATGTTGAAAAGATGACGCCAGAAGGAGAAGAAGATATTGAGAGAATAATGCAAGAAAAAGTCGAGAAAGAAGAAGAAAAAGAAATAAAAAAGCCATTTGAAGAAGAAATTAAAGAAGTTACACCAAGTGAATATTTTGAGAAAAATGTAAAAGAAATGAGAAAAGAAACAATACCCGCTGATATAGTAGATAAAATTTTAGGATATATAAGAGAGAAAAATGATTCTTTACAAAGTTTTGAATTAAGTGTTCAAAGTTTTAAATATACTTCTATTGAAGTTATTAAAGAAATAGAAAAAACTATTGATGTAGATGAACAAACAAGAGAAAGATTTTTTGATGCAAATGCATTAGTATCAGTATTGTTAAAAATTAAGGATAATACATTACCTGAGAAATTAAATGAAAAATTAGGACTTCTTATATTTTCTATTATAGGGAATGAAATTGTAACTCCTGATTCAATAAAAGGTGAAGATAATAATCTTTATGGATTAACAGAGGAAGGTTTATCTAAATATTTTTATAAAGAAAGATATCAGTATGGTAAAGAGATATAAAAAAGAATTTGAATAAAGAGGTAAACGATGTCTAAAGATAAATTAGATAAGGAAATGGTAAAGAGATTGGATCAACTTAAGACTATTGGAAGAAAGGCAACATTGCATTCTTTTGATGGAGAGGCGTATAAAGATAAGGTTGAATTATCTAAAGCAAAATTAGAAACTGAAAAAGAAAAATATATTCAATCAGCAATGAAGGAAGGATTTACTAGAGAAGCAGCCGATATGAGTTTTACGATTGCTCCTTCGGTTGATAGAGTTCCTTTGTTGTATATGGATCCTTTATTTGATCCAGTTTTGATGTTATTTCCGAAAGATAATATTCGTGAATTGAATAGAAGATTAAGACATTATTATCAATATAATCCTTATATTAGAAATATTATAGATCTTCATTCAGAGTTTCCTTTATCTGATTTTGATTTTAAATGTGTTGATCCAGCAATTACAAAATATTTTAATGAATTTAAGGAAAGGAAAGAATTGTTAGAAACATTAGTTATGATATCAAAAGATCATTGGTTATTAGGGGAAGGATTTTTATATGGTAATTGGAATGATTATGATAAAGAATTTGAATCATTTAATCAATATCCTCCAGAAGATGTTGAAGTTAGACCTACGTATGTTTCAAGTTTTGTGTATTTTATAAAACCAAACGAAAATATAAAAAAGCAGTTGAGGTCTAGTGATCCGATAGATAAAAAAATAATTGAATTAATGGAACAGGAAATGCCAGAATTTGTAGAAAAAATGAAATCTGGTAAAAATTATATGTTTGATAATAAGAGATTGATTCATTTAGCAAGGAGGCCTAATAAATATACTCCGAGAGGGATAAGTCCAGTATTAAGTGTAATAAAAGATTTATTGTATGAAGATCAGTTAAGAATGTTATTAACTACATTTGTAAATAGACACGCATTTCCTATTAAGATATTTAAAATAGGATCAAAGGAGAAAGGATGGATTCCTCCTCCTTCTAAATATAAAGAATTTGAGCAACATTTAATACAAGCTAGTAACGACCCAGATTATAATATTATAACACATCCTTTTGTAGAAGTTGATTATGTTGTTGGGAGAGATAAAATAATGGATTTGATTCCTCATTTTGAATTTGTTGCAAAAAGGTATATGGTGGGTTTATTTGTTAATGATGCTGTAGTTCATGGTGAATTAGGACCGTATGCAAGTCAAGCGATTAGTGTTAGAGTTTTGATGAATAAGTATATGACGTTTAGAGAGTCGTTAGCAAATAAGCTTACAGAGAAAGTATTATTTTTACTTTGTATAGCTAGAGATTTTAAACTTCCAAAGCAAGCAGATATTGATCATAGGGTTAGAACAACAAGAAGTGGTTATGATATACCTAAGATATTTTGGCATAGGATGAATTTGATGAATAATAGAGAATTGATGGAATTTGTAGGTAGATTAAGAGAAAATGGAGAAATTCCGTTTAAATATATAGCAGAGTTATTTGATTGGGATTTAGATGCAATTAAACAAGCGTTTAAAGAAGAGCAATCTACAGAATTAGATCCATTATGGAGAAAGGTAAGAGATTCTAAAGCAGGAGACGAAAAAATAGCAAATCAAATATTAGATGGTACTAAAGTAGAAAAGTGGACAATTAAAGAAAAAGGCGAAAGTATAGTAGAAAAACCTGTTATTTTTGAACCTGAAAAGAAGATGATTCATCAGCCGTTATCACCGTTGCCGCCAAAACCAGAAGTACCAAAAGAGGAGAAAGAACCAGTGCCTCCTCCTGCAAAGGGAGAAGGTGAGACGCCAGCAATTTAGAAAAGGAGAAGGTATGGATTGGTTAAAAAGAAAAGCTATAGATATAAGAAATTTTGAAGAAAGTAGAGAAAAAGTTATTAATTCGTTATTTAATTTAAAAAATAAGATTATTCAATTACAAGATTTAATGAAGGAGCATAATAAATTAAAAGATTCTTTAGGAGATCCTTTTGATGTTTGGGGTTATGAATTTATAACAGAGTTAGGAGTTTTAGATGAATCTCAAGATGAGATTGATGAAGCAATAAAAAAGTTAAAAAGTTTAAAATTGGAGTTTTATGAAGAAAAACAAGGACAATTTCACGAAGACGGGATAGTTCCATATTTTAATCCGTCTATTAGGCAAAAATGAAGAGAATAGAAGCTCAAGATATATTTGATAATATTTGTTCTGTTGTTTTTAGAATAAAAAATGATATTGAATATATAAAATCATTAGGAAAGGATTTTGATATATCAGAAAACGAATTGAATATAGCAGAACGTAATTTAAATACGTATTTATATAAACTTCAAGAGGAAATAGAGAGTATGGAGGAATGAATGGAAGATTTTATGCAACAAGGGATGTCTGCTTATAAAGAAGATGTAGAATATGACGAAAGTGAATTATCAAAAGGTATAGAAGTAGAGTTAGAACATACAGATGATATAAAGATTGCAGAAAAAATAGCTAAGGATCATTTATGTGAAATTCCTGATTATTATACTAGATTAGAGAAAATGGAAGAAGAGGCAAAAGAAGAAGGTATGGTTGATGAAGAATTTGCTAAAAGATATAAAGAAGAGCAAAAGAAAAGAATGAAAATAGTTAAAAATAAAACATATAGATATAGGGAAGAATCACCTGTAAGTATAGAAAAAAGAGTTTCACCTTCTGAGTTTAGACAAGTTTATAAAGATTATGATTCAACAATTAGTTTAGCGCCAGATAGGTTTTATCAATCGTATGGTAGGTTATGTATAAAATGTAATATGGAAATGGTTAAAGATAAAAATAAATATTGGTGTATATGGTGTAATTATAGTGAACCATGTATTAGTAATTTAATATGTCCTGAATGTAAAAGTAAGAATATAGATCAAGTTAGTGGAATTTATAAATGTTTAGATTGTGGTTGTTCATTTAGGTACGATAATGATAAAGCTATTGTAATAGATTCAACTTCGTATTATAATCCAGATAAGGATGTAGAGATTGGAGATAGAAGTTCTTTTCCTGGAAATTTATTTTTGAATACTCCAAATCCTGATATACAATGGGATAGACAACCTTATACAAGGGTAGTTGAAGATTATTAAAAGGAGGAATTTAAGATGTTTAAGAGAAAAGGTAGTCCAGAAGAAATAATAGAAGTTGATTTACAATATGATAAATCAAAGGAAACTGAAGTTAAATGTCCTTATTGTAATGCTGGTTTATCTATACAGTCATCAAATGGAATTTTGAGACAGGGTTCAAAAATGATAATAGGACGTGTTATAATGAAATGTCCTAAATGTAAAAAGGAGATAAAGTTATGAAATGAATAAGATTAAATAATAGAAAGTTAGAAAAGATAGATAAAATAAAAGATCAAATTAAAGAATATGAAGATAAAATTAGTGATTTAGAAGACGAAATAAAAGAAAGACAAAATAAAATCGATAATTTAGAAGATTTAAAATACGAAAGAAAGGAGGAATAATATGAAATGGATAAATGCAAAAGAAGATATAGAAGATATAAAAGAAAATATTATTAATATGTTACAAGAAGCAATAGATTCTATTTATGAAGCAGTCGAAAGTTTAGAATCTGCTAAATCTGAAATGAAAGATTTACCTTATGATTATGATATTACTGGGAATATGGATGCTTATGTACTTAGTTATTTAACTGAAGGTACGGATTCGATTGTTGATAGAATAGAAGGATATATTGAAGATACTGAAGAATTAGAAAACGAAGACGAAGACGAGGATAAGAAAGAAAAATAAGGAGGCATTTATGTTTAAAAGGATTGGAAGCCTTGTCGATATAGAATTATTAGATGAGAGTGAATTAAAGGTTTTAGGTTTTGAGAAGATTGCTAATTTAGCTCAAAATTGGAAACAGATTGTTCGAGAGTCTTATGCTAAATCATATATTACTTTACAAAATGAATTTGATACAGATAATTTTTTATATTTTAAATGTAGAGCAATTTCTGGTAGTGAAAGATATGGACCTAATGGAAATGGGGATTTTTTTCCTTGGAAAGAGATAAAAGCTGCAGTTAATACATTTATAAGCAAAGGGTTTTATATAGAGCATGATAGTGATGATCCTGAGAAGGCAAAAGGTATAATTGTAAAAGCAGATGCTCTTGACGATAAAGAATATGTTGAATGTATTGTTGCAGTGTCAAAGAAAGATTGTCCAGATATTTGTGAAGAAATAAAAAATGGAAAAATTAAAAGTGTTTCAATGGGATGCTTATGTGCTGAGGCAATTTGTCCAATTTGTAATAATGTTGCACATAATGAAGATGAATTATGTAAACACATGAAGCCGTATTTAGATGAAGCTCATACGATGCCTAATCCAGAATTTGTAAAAGGTAAGATTTATGATCATCCAAACATAAAGGAATTTAATGGAAAAAAGATTGCTTATGAAATTAATAAAAAAATAGTATTTAATGAATTGAGTGGTGTTAAACAACCAGCTGATCCTTCGGCTAATATTTATGCAAATACTATAATTGCTAATAAAAAAGAGGAGGCGAAAAGAACTGTTATGAATAAAATATCGTTTAAAGATTATAAATTTTTGAAAAAAGCACTTATTGATAATAGAGAAGAGGATTTTGAAGATAAGATTGAAGAAATAGTTGATAGTTTATTAGAATCTAAGATGGATAGTATTGTTAAAAATTTGGTTAAAGAAGAAGTTAGTAAAGAACTTGCAGATAAGTTAAAAAATTTAGAAGAAACTGAAGATGTTAAAAAAGAAAAAGAAAAACCTAAAACTGAAAAAGAAGAGGAAAAACCTAAAACCGAAAAGGAAGAGGAAAAATTTAGAACAAAAAAAGAGGATGAGAAATTAGAAGAAAAACCAAAGAAAAAATCTGAAGAAGTTGAGATTGAGCAAATAAAGGAATCAAAATCTGTACGATCTCAATTAGAGCAAGAGATAATAGTTTTGGGTGATGGTTATGAATTAAAACCTGAGATTGTAAAAGAAAAGGAAATGTTGAGGTTATTTGATAGAGGTAATCCAACACAATTGTTGGTTGAAAAGATTTCTGAGGAATTATCAGAAATAGAGAAAGTAAATAGATATAGACAAATATTAAAATTAGAGAAACCTCAGGTTACTGAGGAAACTCAAATAAAGGAGGGGAGTAAGATTATGAAAGATTTAACAATACAATATATTCCGGGTGAAACTTTTGATAAGTCTTATTTTGTAGCAAAAAGTTCCGACGGAAAAACAAAAGTAGTAAGAGCATCTTTGATAATACCTTTTGGTATTCAGAAGAGAATAGCTAGTGGAGATAAAAAAGTAATTTCGGTTGATGAAGCTATAGATCAAATTATAAGAGAATGTGGTAGAACATACGAAGGATTTTTAAAGTGGTTGCCAAGAAATGCTTCACTTAGAAGGAAAGCCTATGACTTTTTTGCAATAAAGCAGGAGGAAGTTGCAACTGAGCCTGCAAAACCTGATAAAATAACAAGATCTATAAGAGAAGATGAAATTAAAAAGCTCAAAATTCCTACAAGGACAGATGGAACAAAGATAAAAGATTATTATAGTAGATTTCCTTCTAGAACAGTTGCTGAACCCGAAATTGCATTGAATTTAAAAAGTAAATTGGATGATGCTTTTGAAAAGATTTCTAGATTAGAAGATATGATTAAAATGAAAAATGCTAGAATAAAGTTTTTAGAAGATAGGAATGAATCGATTGAAAGGAAAGCAAAGAGTGAAGATATTGTTAAATTAATTGCTAATATCGAAACAGTTAAACCATTAGATGAAGAATTTAAAAAGAAATTGATTGAAAAGTTATCGAATTTGAATGAAGAAGGATTAGCAGTAGTTGCCGAAATATTGAATATAAGAACTGAAAAGAAACCCGAAGGTACAGAGATAATTTCTAGTAAAGATAATATACCTGAAATTCAAGTAGATGAGAAAGGAACCGAATCAAGTCCGTTGCAGAATTTAATGGATGTATGGAATATGCATACACAAGCTCAAAATATAAGAAATGAGCAATAAATTTTAAATAAAAAAGGAGGGGAAAAATTATGATACCAGTAAGTTCAAAACAAGATTTATTTATTCATGGGATAAACGTCGATAAATCAATACTTGAATTTAGCGATTTACCTGTTGATCCTAATGCAACGATCAATGCAGGTAGTCCTGTGACAATTGATCCGACTTCAAATAAAATAGTTGCTGTCACTTCTGATGTAAAGTGTTTTGGATTGTCTAAGTCTAATAAGAATGCGTATGTTGATGAAACATACGGTTCTTTTGGAGCTTATGGATCTGGCAGATTAACAGTAGTTGTAAAAGGTATTGTTACTGTCAGATTTAATTATTTTATTGATTCATCAGGAGCATTAGTGACAGTAAAAACATTTGATGATTCTAAAACTTATGTACCGATGCAAGAATTATATGTTGATAGTTCGGGGTTGATTACAAACGTTAATACACTTTCTAATACTAAATTAGGATATGTATTGGTGCCACCGACATCAACATCTAAAGTAATGCAATTTGTATTAGATTGCTAATAAAATTTGAATATAAAGGAGGTGTAAAATTATGATAGGGAAATTAAGTAATTTATCTTCTAGACAGAAAGACGAGTTTATTAAAAATTTATTAAAAATTTCTGAATCAGTTCTTGGAGAAGATGGATTTTCAAGGACAGCTTCATCGCCAGTAGTTCCTACATCTGCGATGATTGAAAAAGCTGAGAAAGCTTTTAATGCTATATTTACTGGACCTAATGGTTTAAAGAGGGTTGCATTTGCTATGCAGGTTCCTCTAAAGAGTAGATTAGATTATGTAGCAGTTGGAAGAAATAGGGTATTACTGGTAGATGAAATACCTCAAGGGGAATTTCCAATTTATGATTTGGATATTCCAGAATTTGGAGCAGTAGTAGTTGCAGCAAGAGGAGAGGCTCCTAGATTTCAAGCAAATATAAAGAGGGTGCAATTCCCTACATTTCCAATTTCAATTGATCATGAATTAAAATGGGAAGAAATTCAAATCAGGAGATATCCTGCATTTGATAGAGGTAAAGAGAGGGTTGCTATTGCTATGGCAATTGCGGAAGATGATGAGATAGTTAAAGTTATGGAGGCAGCAGTCGTAAATGGACCTAATACTCCATTTACTGCTTCTTCAGTAACTAGATATGCTCTTGCAGATGCATATAAGCAGATCTTAGCAAATCAGTTAATTGTTGGTGGAGTGATGATGAATCCAGAGCAATATGCAGATATTTTAAAGTGGAATTCTACAGATTTAGATCAGGTTTCGTTGAATACAATAGTTGAAACTGGGTTGTTTGGTTCTATATATGGAGCAAGGATGCTTGTAACTACAAGATGTCCTGCAAAAACAGTATATGTATTTACGACACCTGATAAATTAGGAAGAATTCCAGAAAGGAAAGCAGTTGAAGTTAAGATATTTGATAATATTCCAAAAAATCAGTATGATATAGTAGGTTGGGAACAGATTGGTATTGGTATTCACAATACCGCTGGTATTACCAAGTTTACAATTGTGTAATTGATTTTAAAATTAAAGGAGAGGAGATTAGTTTCTCCTCTCCTAAATTTAAAAAAAGGAGGATTTTAAAATGAGAATTTTAGGTTGGATTTTATCGAAGTTATTTAGTGAAGAAACATTGACTTATGCTTTAGATATAAAGTTTTGTAATAAAATTAAAGATGTAAGTTATATGTTTAATTTTTTTACAAGGTATAAAGATATTGATTTAGGAGGTTCTGAGAATATATTAAATGCAGAAAAACAATTAAATTTAGTAAAATCAGTCGAGAAAAAGAAATTAATTTCTGATAGTGAGCAAAAAATTGAAGAATCAGATGAAAATCGAGTAGATTGGTTAAAAAAGTAAAGTAAGAATTTAAAAGGAGGAGTGTATGAAATTTATAAATTTAACAAATACAATTATTCTTTTATATGATAATGAAAAAATGTATGGGAGTATATCTCCTAATGGAATATCAGTAGATATTCCTGATGATGTTGCTAAGAGTTCACCTACGATTTTAAAATTTTTAGAAAAAGGGTTGATTAAGGTATATACTGGAAAAATTCCAAAAGCAGAAGATAATACACAAAAAGTGGTGAAAGAGTCTGTTGATTCTAATAATCCAAGTATAGAAAGGTTTGTAGATGAAGTAGGAGTTTCTTCAAAAAATATATCTAATGAGCCTTATGTAGAAAATCAAAGTAAAACTATTAAGCCAAATATTGAAAGTGTCGATTATACTCCAGGTATAGATGAAGAAGATCAGGGTAGTATAATTGTAGAAAGTAATGATTTTTTTGGTGCTAAGGAAGAAAAAGTTACTAAAATTATAAAAGAAACAATGGAAAAAACTCAAGAAACTATAGATAATATTGGTAAAGAACTTAATAAGAATGAAGAAATTAAAAAAGCTAAAAAGATAGAAGCAGAAAAAATTGCAAAAGCACCAGAAGACATTAAGAAATTTTTAAATCAAAGATTTTTAGCAAAAAAATGGGCAATATTGAAATCAAATGATAAAGAGTGGTTAAAGAAGATTGCTTCATACGATAAAAGTGTAGAAAAATTAATTAAACAAAGACTAGAAGAATTAAAGTAAAGGAGGGCGTAGATGGAAACGAATTTAAATCTTCGAGTATTCAGACGTACCGATCAGAATATTATTATTTTATGGAATACTGATGGTATTTCTGAAGAACAAAAGAATAATGTTAAAATAATTCTTTTAGAAAAAGAAAAAGAAGACGATACGGGTAATTTAGTTAATAAGGAAATAAAGGAGATTAAATTCGAATTATCCGATGATAGTAAAGAATTTAAGACTAAGAAGGGAGTTGCTATTGCGGTAATTAATCATGAAGAAAATCAAATAAGTAAAGATGAAAGTATTCTTATAAAGCTTGTATTAGGTGTAAAAGATAAAATTGAACAATTTTTAAGGATTTCTCCGTATGGTGTTTTGCCTAATTTTGAAAGAGATAATAAAAAGCAACATGTTCAATTGATGGGATATGTAAAAAGTAAGAAAAGATGGGCAAAAGTTCCTTTGATAAAAACCGAAGAAGGTTTATATGCTTTACCTGTAAAAATTGTAAAATAAGGAGAGAGTGAACTTGTCTGTAGATATTTATTGGACAATTCCTGCAGAAATAGTAAATACTACGAATTATGATAAGATAAGGATTTATAGAAGTGTAACTGAGCAGAAAGATTATTCATTAATTGCAACTATAAATTCTAAAACTTCGAATGGTATATGGGTTACAACATATACTGATACCGATCCAAGTGCATCAACAAATTTATGGTATTTAATTAAATTTTTTGATAGTGTAAATAACGTTGAGACTCAATATTATTTGACATTTTTTCCATTAACTCCTAGAGAAATGAGATTAACTAATTGGCTTAGAGGATGGCTTCCTGAGATATTAAGAAAAGATACGACAGATGATATTTATCGAATGGCATTGCAGTTAGCTTTATATAATTTTAATATTTATCCTCCTGAGACTGATTATACAATTGATAATTTTCCTCAAGGATATGAAAATGTATTGATAATGAGTGCACAAATAACATTTTGTATGTATAAATATTTAGGGATAGGGATAACAGATTTTAGTTATAGTGACATGGGATTGTCTTTGACTATTGATAGAGGGGAAAAAATAAGAAATGCAATGAAAGATATAATGGATGTTTATAATGAATTGTTATCTGTTTCTAAAATGAATTTTATGCATCAAGGAGTAGGTTTAGGTACGTTACAATTGCCAATATCAATAGGAGCTAATCTTAATAGAGGTCTTTTAAATATTCTTGATATTTTCCAATCAATGGGTCGTTGATTAATTTTATAATATAATGAATTTAAAATTGATGGAGGATTGTAATATGAAAATTTATGAAAAGAAAATAGATTTTAAGCAATATGCGCAAGATATGGAAAAAGTAAGTAATATAAATAGATTAGAAAAAAGAATAGATGATTTAGAGAAAAATGTAAATATGATTGCTAAGATAGTTACAGATTTAATAAACGAAATAGATGGTAAAAGAAATATTAACAATAATAAGAAAAACATTGTTGACGATGTATTTGTTTTTAATCAAAATCAATTAAAAGAGCAAAATAAAGGTTTAGAACCAGATGTAGTATTTGATCGTAATAATGATAAAAATAAATCTAAAGTAATAACAAGTGCAGATGAACTTATAAAAAAGTCTTTAGGTAATATTTCTCATAAAGGAGGTAATGCTGATACCATTGCAAGTTATTTTACGCCTGAGGAAAAGGAAGAATTTTTAAATGATAATAAAGTTTCAGATTTAGCAAATGTATTTATTTTATCAGATAAGGAAAAAGAAAGAATTGCAGAAGCTCAGGCTGTAATGGTCAGTAAAATGCAAAAATGAAATGTGATTGTGGTAATAAAGATATAAAAATAAGAAAAGAAATAAATAATGGTAAAGTTAAAGAATGTCATTATTGTAAAAAATGTAATAAAAATATTATTTTTAAAAGTTATTTATTAAGTGAAGAAAATAAAAAATAAGGGGGTAAGTAAAATGAAAAATTTATATAGAATAGCAGATACGAAACAAACAGAAAAAGGAGTTCCTGAAATAAAGCCAGGAATTAGTAAAAGTGATATTGGTAGAAGATTTAGATATGAAGGTCCTGTTCAAAAGAAATATGTGACTAATCCAAATGAAATATGGGAGAGTTTAGCAAGAGAAACTGAAAGGGAGTTAAGAGAGGTAGAAACTACAGGACAAGAGATTGAAAAACCTACTATACATAAATCAGCTTTAGTAAATAGAGCAGTAAAAGAGGTTTATGCTAAAGAATATTTTAAAGGATGGTCTGAAGAAAGAATTAAGAATACTTGGAAAAGTTATGGTGCAGATTTTGATAAATGTGTAGAAAAAGCAAAATCTTGGGCAGAATCTCCAGAAGGATTCTGTGCTGCTTTAGAAGAGGCGGCTACAGGAAAGTGGCCTCGAGAAGAGTAATATAAATAAAAAATATTTATATTTTTAAGAATACGTAGGGATTCGTTGCTATAACGATAAGTAACGTTATTAATTAATAAGTGAAAATGTTAAATAATTGGATTAAAATAGATGCTAAAGCTCCAGTAGAAGAAACTTTATTAGAGTTAGAAAGACTTTTAGATGAAGGATATGATACTGTTATTTTTCATGCAGAACCAGATTCTTGTCGTATTTGTAAGGAATATAATAAAGAAGAAATTCCATTAGAAGATTTTATTTCAGATGCTGAATATGAAGCACCTATTTATACATTGACTCATCCTGGTTGTACTTGTAAGATAGAAGTAACAGGGTTTAATCTCGATTCAGTTTGGATGGATTATAGTGGTATAATTTAAAGGGAGGATTTTTAAAAATGCCTGGTGTTACTGCACAAATGATAAAGTTTAGTATAAAAAATTCATTATTATCTAAAGGATATTATAAGAAAAGTTATGATAGTAATGGTAATCTAATAGAAGATAAATCTAAATTACCTGATGAGTTAGATGGTTTAATAGATGCTATTTCTTCAGGATTAGCTGATTATATAAATTCTCATTTAAGGGTTAATAATGCGTCTGTGACGACATATCCTCAGCCAATACCGGGTAATTTGACGGAGGTATAAATGAATTTGAGACGTAAAGCTCAAGGTGGATTTGATGAGATTAAATATCCACATGATTCAGGAAAATTTCACGAGTTGGATTATTTTAAAACTAATCCTGATATATCATCTAATCCTGAATTAGATACAGGAAGCGAATTTACTTTAGAAAAAATTGCCGATGATATAGATTCAGAAATAGTAAAGTATTTTATGAATATTTATGATGTTACAGAAGATAAAGCAAAAGAAATATTTGATGGAATGGTAGAAGAAAATAAGGAAGAATGGAGAGATTTTGTAAAAAGATTATTAGAAAGGAAATCTCAAAATGATACTATTTTAAAAGATGATCTTTTTGTATTTCCTGAAGAGCAAAAAGTTCCTCGAGATAAAATGGTTATAGAAAATCCTCAAGATGTATTAGAGAAATCTTTTGCAAATTTAGGAGGAAATATGCAATTAAGAAAATCGGATGTTATTAAACTTGAAACTCCAATACAAGAATATGCAATTGATCTTATGGATAGTTTAATTATAGATCCTGCTTATAAAGGTGATAAAAAAGCTCAAAAAGAAGCAGAATATTATTTTGAAGAAGGTTGGGAAAGTATAAAAAAGAAATTAGAAACAGAAGGTTCTGGGTGGCATGTATGGTTTATGGATGGTGTAAATAAGTTTATTAGTGAAAATCCAGATTTATTTGAAAAATTTAAAAGAACGAAAAAGTCTTCATTAAGAATAAAATCACAAAAAAGTAGATTGATTAATGATGAAAATGTAACAGGGGATAAATCTAAAATATATGGAGATGCTTCAAATATATATGGAGATGCTTCAAATATATATGGAGATGCTTCAAATATTGTAGGAGATGTATCTAATATAAGGGGAAATGTTTCTTATTTAAAAGGAGATGTATCTAACATAAAAGGAGATGTTTCTTATATTGAAGGAAATGTTACAAATATAGAAGGGGATGTAACTGGTTTAAGAGGCAATATTAAAGATTTATTAGAGAAATATCCTAATAGATTGAGGAAAATAGCAAGTTTAAGATCTTCATTAAATAGAAAATCAGATACAACTATTAATATAGATACTTTAAATGTTTCTGATAATTCTACTGTTAAATTTAGAGAATTACCAGAATTATCCGAGGGTGTTAATATGAATATGGAAAGGAAAATAGATAAATCTAAATCTGAAAAAAAATTACAAAAATCTTATGATAAAGAAATAAAAAAAGATAAAAAGATGAAGAAAAAAGAATCTATTCAAGATTACGATAAAATATATCAAAAACAAGGATATGTTAAGTTTAGTGAATTAAAATTAGGTGATAAATTTCAATTTGAAAATAGTCCTGATATTTATACTTATAGACGATTTGATCCAAGATTAGGAATAGTGACTGCATCTTTAGATGATAATACTGAGTTTAAATTTAAAATGAACGAGTATAAAGATGAAAATGTAATGAAATATAGATTATTATTAACATCAGCTATAGAAGAAGACGAATTTGAAGTATATGATAGAGTTCAATTACAGACGAATGGGCTTATGGGATATGTAATTTATAAAAATGATGAAAAACCTGGAGATATAGATTATATTATAAAATGGGATACTCCAGTAGCAGGAGAAACAATTACTGAAGTTCATCCAACTGAAATAATTAAGGTAGATGAAGAAGTAACTGAAGAAAAGAAAAAAGAGTTAGATAAAGAAATAGAAAAATTTTTAAAAGCAAAGGATAAGTATAAAAAAGAATTTGATGATAAAACTCAAAAGAAAATAAAAAAAGAGATTAAAGATACTATTGAAAAAGAATCGTCTATTAAAGAATTTATTAAAGCAAATATTCAATTAGACGATATTGTTAATGCTGTTATTGAAGATGCTAATTTATTAAAGAAAATAGCGACTGAAGATAATAAAAAAATAGATATAAATTATGATAGTATTATTGAAGGATATATGGATGAGATATTTTCTAGAATAAGTAAAAAAGTTAAAGTTGATGATTTTAATTTATTTGTTAATGCAGCTAAAGAATTGATTAAAGAGGAGATATAAATGTATTGGTTACGACAAGAAAAATTAAGGATAAAGAAAGAAGAAGGCGAAGAAGGAAGACGTTGGTGTGTAATTACAGACGAGGGTATGAAGAAGTGTTTTCCTACTATTTCTCAAGCAAGAAGATATAAGAGGAAATTGGAATTTAGACGAAAAGAAAATTTAAATTTCGAATAATATAAATATATTGACTAATTTAAATTATGATGTAGGAGGAGCGAAATGGCTGATGTAAAAATAGTAGAATCAGATAGGCAAGGTAATACTAAAGATACAGTTGATGGATCAGTTAGTGATTTAAAAACGCTTGTGGATGCAGGTTGGGTAATAACTGCAGTTGTACCAAGTGATACTACTCCAATGTTAATAATATTGACAAAATGATATTAGCATTTAAAAAAGAAATAGATAAAGAAAATCCAATTTCATCTATAGTAAGTGATTATAAAGAAAGAATGTCGATGAAGTTTTATACTATAGATGAATTGAGAGAAAAATTAAAAGGTAAGAAATTTACAATATCGGTAAAATTAGATGGAGAAATAGTTGGAATAGAATATAAAGATGGTAGAACAATAACAGTTACTAGAGCAGGTACAATTCGTTATGATTTACCTGTTACGGATGAAATTACAGAATTATTAAAAAATAAACCGTTAAAAGAATTTATAGGAGTTGGAGAAATTTATGGAGTTAGTGAAGATGGTATTCCATTAAGTTATTTAAAATCTCAGAGTTTATTAAAGGCTCCGAAAACTAAAGAAGATGAAGAAAGAATAAGGATAATAGTATTTGATATTATAAGTATAGATGGAATTGATTGGCAAGATAAAGATTTATCATATAGAATTAGTGGATTAAGAAATTTGTTTAGCAAAGGAAAGTATGTAAAGCCAGCAGAATATTTTGAAAATGCTGATTTAAATGATGTAGACGAATTATGGGATAAGGTTGTACAACCTCAAAAATATGGTTATGAAGGACTTATAATTTATTATGATAATAAAATAGTTAAGGTAAAACCGATTTTATCTATTGATTTAGTTGTAGTTGCAGTAGAAAGAAGTAAAAAGCATCCTGAACAGATGGGCGCAATATTAACTTCATTTAGAGATAAAGAAGGGATATTTAGGCTTAATGGTAAGGTTGGGACAGGGTTTACTGATAAGGAACGATTAGAATTTATAGAATGGGCAGAAAGAAATAAAGTATTTGAAGATGAAGATGGTAGAATTTGGGTTGATCCTTTTAAAGAACCTTGTATTGTAGAAGTACAAGGTGAAGAAGTAAATATAAAAAAAGGACCTGCATATAAGTTTGAAGATAATAAATGGATACAAATAGAAGATAAAATGACAGGGATAATTAGAAAACCAAGAATAGAAAGATATAGAGAGGATAAGAAAGTAATTCCAGAAGATTTAAGGCTTGAGCAAATACCTGGATTTGAGGAAAAGGGTTGGTTAATGTCTAGAATTGCAAATATTTTTCAATATGGAAATAATAATAAGTTAGAACAATTAAGAGCTTTTTTAAACAAAGAAGCAATATTTCTTACTGATTTAAGAAAAGTTTATATTGATGCATCTAAGGGTATTTATGATGATGATAAATTAGATAAAATTTTAGAAGAATTAATTTATCATTTAAATAAATTAAAAACTGGAGGCACAACAAGAGTTGAAGTAGAACCTATAAAAAGAAACATAAAGAAAATAGAAGAATTGATTAAACAAGGTGAAGAAGCTTATTCAAAAGAAGGTTTTGAAAAATTTTATGTTATAGATAAAATAGTTGATTGGATTCATTTTGATGGATTAAGAATGCAATGGAGTCCAAGTTTAGCTCAAGAATCAGAATTATTTAAAATATGGGAATTAAGAGAACAAATGAAGTTAGGAGAATATTTTCATAAAGAAGCTCAAATTGGTAAACCTATAAGTGAATTAGAAGAAGATTTTAAAGATATTTTAAATATGAAAGCAACAGGTGAAACTATTGATTTAATAATTTGGAATTTATGGGAACTCGTAAGAGAAATAAATTGGTCAATTAAATATTCTCCATCTGGTGATGAAATTAAGATGTTATATGAGTTAAAAAAAGAAGTTTTACAAAAAATAAAGGATATGAAACCTAGACTTATTCATAAAGGAGTAATGAAAAAGATTGAAGAATTAGAAAAGAAAGCTATTAAATATTTATATCATAGTACAAATGTTCCTCCAGAAATAATTTTGAAAGAGGGTTTAGTGGGTAGAAAAACAAAAGGATTAACAGAAGCTGGGGAACAATTTTTTGATTATGGTTGGTTACCAGAAGAATCTGTTTTTGTTTCTAAAGAACCAGGAAAGTTTCCTGGTAAATATATTTATAAAGTAGATGTTTCAGGTTTAGATTTATTACCAGATTATGCAATGTTAGTCGATTTAGGTGCTTATGTTGATGATGTAGAAGGAAAATTTTTATATTGGAAACATGATGAGCAAATTCCTAGAGGACTAAAAAGTAGACACGATCCGGAATGGGGTGTTTATTATAAAGATATAACCGGTGAAGATACTTTAAGAATAGCAGGAACTGCTGTGGTTGTTGGACCTATTTCACCAGATAGAATAGTATTGTATTCAGAAGGAAAAGAGTGTTTTCATAAAGAAGCTCAAATTGGTAAACAGAGATCAGAAAAAGGTAATCTTGTTTATATAGCCATTGATGGTGATGATATTGGAGATAGAGTAGAAGAAGCCATTTATGATAAAGATACAGAAGTAGCAAAAAATATATCTAATCAAATAAAAAATGCTAATAAAGAAATAATAGAAATAATTACTAAGTATAATGGAGAGGTAATATTTGAAGGTGGAGATAATATATTTATAAGTATTCCTATTACGATAGAAGAAGCCAAAAAATTAGGACAGCAATTTA